CCCTAGCGAGCCGCTTTATCGTTAAACATTAGGAAAAACGCATGAAACGAGGCGTCAAGCCGCCGCCGCTGAAACGCTGGTCACTGGACGAAGCCGCGCGCGAGTTCGCTTGCGCGGTCAAAGACTTGTCCCTTTGGCTTCGGCGTGCGGAAATCGCGGCCGGGGCGGATGGCTACTACTCGACCTTGCAGCTCGTCCGCGCGGTTCACGGAGATTACGACAGCGAGCGGCTGCGCGAGGTGAAGCACCGCGCGAACCTGCTTGAGCTTGAGGAGCGCGAGAAGCGGCGGCAGTTGATACCGGCCGATCAAGTCGCGGCCGCATGGGAGGCGGTGCTGGCCGGACTGCGGAGCGGCGTGATGAACAGCGAACTCGACGAACAAAAGAAGCGCGACCTGCTGGACGATCTGCGGCAGATACCCGTGGGCGAGTATTACAAGACTCCCGTGAGTCAAGAGATTGATGAGTGAAGCCGTGTCACTGGCGGTCAAGTGTCTTGAGCTCTTGCGGCCTCCTCCTGACATAAACGTCTGGCAATGGGCCGAGGAACATCGTCGGCTTGGCAAGGATGTGACGGCAATCCCCGGCCGTTACCATGTCACCTCTGCTCCGTATCAGAGCGAGCCGCAAGAGTCATTCACGGACAAGGACGTTCAAACCACCGTGCTCCTTTGGGCGTCCCGTTTGGGAAAGACTGAACTCTTGAACAACTTGGAAGGCTACACGATTCACCACAACCCGAGAGGGATTCTGGTTGTGTATCCAACGCTCGACAGCGCGAAGAAATGGAGCAAGGAGTTCTTCGTTCCTATGCTGAAAAGCACGCCATGTCTGCGCGGGAAGATTAGAGACTCGCGGAGTCGCGATGCTAACAACACCATTCTTTCAAAGCAATTTCCAGGTGGCAAGATTTCCGCCATCGGCGCGAACTCACCCAGCGGATTCCGGCAGATACAGGCACCCGTGGTCATCTGCGATGAGATTGACGCGATGGACAACGGCGCGGAAGGAGACCCGATTGCGCTAGCGTTCCGGCGCGCGGACAACTACCGCGACAGCATCCAAGTGTTGAGCAGCACGCCGACTGTGAAAGGCTTGTCACGCATCGAGCAATGGTTTGAGAAGACAGACAAGAGAGAATGGTTTGTCCCGTGCCTCGCGTGCGAGACATATCAAGTGTTGAAATGGGAGCAAGTCATCTGGCCGGACAAGTCAACGAATGAAGCTAGGGTGAAGTGCGGCAAGTGCGGCGTGCTGCACGATGACACGGCGCGGCGAGAGATGGTGATGCGGGGTCAATGGCGGTCAACCGCGCCGTTCACCGGGATTCGAGGCTACCGGCTTAACGGACTGGCCAGTTTGTTTCCGGCGAAGAAGGGTTTCGCCAGTCGGCTTCACCAGATGGTTAGTGAGTATCTCGACGCGAAGGCCGGTGGAGAGTTCACGATGCAGGCATGGACGAACACCTTCCTTGCCGAGAGTTACGAGCCGCCCGCAGAGAAGGTGGACGCCGCGCCGCTCATGCAACGAGCGGAAGAATACGGCGGAGAGGATGAAAACAACCCGGTGCTGCCCCGCTACGTGCTCGCGTTGACCGCCGCTGTGGACGTGCAAAAAGACAGGCTCGAAGTCGAGGTTGTCGGATGGGGCGTGAAGGAGGAATGCTGGGGCATTGAGTTTCGGCGGCTCATAGGCGACCCCGGCCGGGAGGAGGTATGGCGGCAGTTGGACACCATCTTGGAACGCGAGTATCGGCACGAATGCGGCGGCACCCTGAAGGTTGAACGGTGTGGCATTGACGCTGGGTTCAGCGGGCCGGATGTGCATAGGTTTGTGAAGCCGCGACAGCCGCGAGTGCTCGCCCTGGTTGGACGCCTGACGCCGGGGGCGATGATGTTCACCATCACGCCAAAGCCAAACAAGCACGGGACGCGGCTTTACATCGTCGGCGTGGATACCATCAAAGACCTTGTGTTTGCGCGGTTGAAGCTCGACGCCCCAGGCCCGCGTTACTTCCATTGGCCGCGCGGGTTTGGGTTTGATCCGTCATACTTTGAGCAGTTGACCAGCGAGCAGAGCAAGACCATCTACCAGCGCGGCTTTCCAAAGCGCGTGTGGATACTGCCGAGCGGCAAGCGCAACGAGGCTCTGGACGTTCGCGTGTATAACCTCGCGGCGTGGGCGGTGCATCAATATCACAAGCGGCCTAACTTGGAACGCCTTGCGGCGGAGATGGAGAAGCGCGGAAGAGAGTCGGCAGAGTCGGTTCCGGCTGCCGCGCCAGTCAAACAGCCAACTCAGCCGAAGGCTTCACCAATTAAGGCCGTGGTGATGCCACCGCCCGCGCGGACAACCGCAAGACAACCTCGCCCGCCGCGCGGCAACTTCGCAACCTCGTGGAAGCGTTGAGTCAAACGGAGATACAAACACCACTCTTATTGAATGGCTGCTGACATTCCCAGCGCCGAGCCGCTCGCATTCACGGCCGGAGACACGCTTCAATGGACGCGCGACCTGTCTGACTACCTGCCCTCCGACGGGTGGGTTGCATCCTATGCCCTCCGCAAGTCAGGCGCGACAGTCATTAACATCACTGGCACGTCATCCGGCGCGTTGCATCTGGTAAGCGTCACGGCCTCAACCACGGCAGGCTACACGGCGGGCGAATGGGCCATGCAAGGTTACGTCACTAAGGCGGCAACCTCGCAGCGTTTCCAGATTTACAACGGGCTGGTCACAATCCATCCAAATCTCGCCGCGCAGACCAGCAGCTTTGACCCGCGCTCCTACGCCAAGCAAGTGCTTGATGCCATTGAAACAGTGCAGCTTGCCGAGGCTTCCAAGACGCTGGTTTCATGGAGCGGCCTTGAGCTTTCCATCGCCAAAATGAGCCTGTTAGACCGCGAGAAGCTGCGCGACCAATACCGCGTGGAATATCAGAACGAGATTGCCGCCGACCGGATTGCGCGCGGTCTTGGCACGCGGCGGAACATCTTCGTGCGGTTTGACCCGACGCGCCCCCGATGAAGCTCATTGACACCATTGCCAACCGTCTAGGCTTTGTCCGCAAGACAGCGCGTCGGAACTATGCGGGCGCGGCCATGTCCCGACTTACGAACGACTGGACTACGGCCGTCACCAATGCCGACACGGAGATGCGTGGCGATGCCAAGCGTCTGCGCGCCCGCGCCCGCGAGCTTGAGCGCAACAACGATTACGCGCGCCGCTACCTGAAGGCGCTTGAGCAAAACGTGCTCGGGGCCGATGGCATCGGGTTGCAGATGAAGGTGAAGGATTTCAACGGGGACTATGACCGGCAGGCCAACAACCAGATTGAAGCGGCATGGCACGCATGGGGCAAGGCAACCAACTGTTCACTGAACGGCCTGCATTCATGGTATGAGACGCAGCGGCTCATCCTTCGCAGCGTCGCGCGCGACGGCGCGGTGCTGGTGCGGAAACACAAGGGGCAGGCACGCGGCCCGTTCGGGTTCCAGTTGGAACTGATCGAGATTGACCAACTCGATTGGGACTTTGAGAAGGTGGACGGCAACACGCTTATTCGTTTCGGCGTGGAGTATGACAAGTCCACAATGCGCCCGCTGGCCTACTGGATTCTGTCACGTCATCCCGGCGACATTAACGGCGTGACGCTCGGCTACAAACGCGAGCGCATCCCGGCCGCTGAAATCATACATGTGTTCCTGCCGGAACGCATCGGCCAGACCAGCGGCGTGACATGGCTTTGCTCTGCAATGTCCGGCCTGCACCAGCTTGGAGCCTACCAAGAGGCGGAACTCATCCAGTCGCGCATTGCGTGCATGAAAGGCGGTTTCTACACGCACAAGACACCAGACGGTCAGGAGCTTCCTTCTGACACGCAAGGCAACCTCATCCAATCTCTTGAACCGGGCCAGTTTGAAGACTTGCCAATGGGCACGGAGTTTGTGCCCTACGACCCGCAGCACCCGACGCAAGCCTATCCGTTCTTCGTCAAAGCCACTCTTCGTGGAATCAGCAGCGGGCTTGGTGTCTCTTACAACACGCTGGCGAATGACTTGGAAGGGGTGAATTATTCCAGCATCCGCGCCGGATTGTTGGACGAGCGCGAGGAATGGAAGGCAATCCAAACATGGTTCATCGAAAGGGTATGCCAAGCCATATTCCCCGAGTGGCTAGAAATGTCTCTGCTTTCCGGCGCGGTCAATCTGCCGTTCAGCAAGTTTGACAAGTTCAACGCGCACGAGTGGAAGGCCCGACGCTGGCAATGGGTTGACCCAGAGAAGGACGTGAACGCCAGCATTGCCGCCGTCGCCAACGGGTTCAAGTCCAAGCGCCAGATCATCGCCGAGTCAGGCGGTGACATTGAAGACACGTTCCAAGACATTGCCGAGGACGCACGCCTTGCATCGACGAAGGGCATTAATATTGATTCCGACAACCTCCGCACCGCCGCAGATGCCTATGGCGTCGCCGCCCGCGCTGGCGTAGTTACGCCATGCGCCGACGACGAGAATTTCTTCCGCGTGAAGATGCAGTTGCCGCCCATGCCGCCCGAGGTCAAGACGGCGTGGAAGGATGAAGCAACGCGCCGTCCAATCACGCTCGCCGTGGAGGATGAACCGCCGCCAGTGCAGTCATCCGGCAAAACAGTGATACAACCGGAGTCATAGGTAACATGGCACGCAAGCCGACATTCAAGGCACCAGCCGAAGTTCATTATCGTGAGTGCGAGTTTAATCGCGCCGCTCTGAACGAAGAGTCGCGCACGGTTGAACTCTGTTTCTCAAGCGAGACACCCGTTGAACGCGGCTTTGGTTTGGAGATTCTTGACCATACCAATCCCGGTTCGTGTGACTTGTCCCGCCTCAACTCTGGAGGGCCGCTGCTCATGGGCCACAATCCCGATGACCAGATTGGCGTGGTTGAGTCCGCGCGCATTGACGCCGGAGACAAGAAAGGCCGCGCCGTGGTGCGGTTCTCCAAGTCAGCCCGCGCGCAGGAAATCTTTCAAGACGTGAAGGACGGAATCAGGACGGCCGTTTCGGTTGGATACCGGATCGGCGACCTTATCCGAAAAGAGAAGGTGGACGGCGTGGAAGCCTACCGCCTCGCGTTCACGCCGTTGGAAGTGTCCCTCGTATCAATCCCCGCCGACAACGCCGCAGGCGTTGGCCGTGCGGAACAACTCTCAACCACTCAACCCACTGAAATCACCATGTCCACTCCTACCGATACCGCGCCCGACCTCGCCGCGCTCCGCGCCGAAGTCCTGAAGGGCGAACAGAAACGCACCTCCGAACTCCTCGCCATCGGCGCGAAGTTCGGGGCCGATACCGAGGCCCGCACCTTCATCGGCGAAGGCAAGTCCGTCGAGGACTTCCGCGCGTGGGTGCTCGAGAACAAGTTCAACGCCAAGCCTGCCACGCAGTCGGCGGAACTCGGCATGAGCGAGAAGGAGAAGCGCAACTTCTCCGTCGTGAAGGCCATCCGCCAGTTGTCGAGCGGCAAGCCGCTGGACGGCATCGAGCGCGAGGCGAGCGACGCCGCGCAGAAGCTCTACAAGCGCGAGGGCGGCATCAACACCTTCACCATCCCGCACGACATGGTGACTCACAAGCGCGCTGACTACACGGCGGGCAGCAACTCGGCGGGCGGCTACACCGTCCAGACCGACGTGCTGGGCGCGTCACTCATCGAGCTGCTCCGCAACAAGATGGTGACGGCCAAGCTCGGGGCGCGCAACCTCTCCGGTCTGATCGGCAACGTCGCCATCCCGCGTCAGGCCACCGGGGCCACGGCCTACTGGCTGGCGGAGACGGCGGCCATCACCGAAAGCGAGGGCACGTTCGAGCAGCTCGCCCTGACTCCGCACCGCCTCGGCGCGTATTCGGAGATCAGCAAGACTCTCTTGCAGCAGTCAACGGTGGACATGGAAGGTTTCATCCGCAACGACCTGATGACCGTGCTCGCCATTGCGAAGGACACGGCCGCGTTGCAGGGCAGCGGCGCGAGCGGCCAGCCCACGGGCATCGTCAACACCAGCGGCGTCGGCAGCGTCACTTTCGGCGGGGCCGCGACGTGGCCGGCCGTGGTGTCTTTTGAAACCGCTGTTGGCAGCGCGAATGCCGATGCTGCGACCTCCGCATATGTCACCACCGCCGCCGTGCGCGGCGCGTGGAAAGGCATCCAGAAGGCCACCAACTACCCGAGCTACCTTTGGGATTCGGGGAGCCAGCCTGGGGAAGGCATGGTCAACGGCTACCGCGCCGCCGTCACGAACAGCGTCAGCAGCAACAAGGTCATTTTCGGCGACTTCAGCCAGCTCGTTCTGGCCGACTGGGGCGGCATCGACATCAGCGTGAACCCCTACAGCGGTGACATCAACGGCCTCGTCCGCATCGTCGTCCAGCTCTGGACTGATGTTGGCGTCCGCCACGCGGAGAGCTTCGCGGTGTCGAGCGACGCTGGAAATCAGTAAGCCTTCCGAGGCACAGTCAACAAGGGGCGGGCCGGTCTAAGCAACCGCCCGCCCCTTCCGTATTATGAGCCTGACAACTGAAATAAGTGCAGCCGTGGAAGAGATGGTGTCAGATGACACCACGGCCTTTGTCTATGACGGCGACACTTACAACGGCCGCGTGTCATTCGGCCCCACGTTCAGCCTGCCCATGCGCGATGCAGGCTATGAATCAGGCTATGCCGCATCTCTTGTTGTCACTCTTGACGAACTCGACGGCGCGACCCCGGCGACAAATGAGCTTGTGACCATCGCTGGCGTGAACTATCGCATTGCCGACATCGGCAAGAGCGCTGCCTTTTGGAACCTGAAACTGGTGAAGGACAACTGACCCGTGGCCATCACGACCGACATTGACACCAGCGGTTTCACGGCGAGGCTGAACGAGCTTCACTTCCGCTTTGGCATTCCGGCCAACCGCATCCTGGAACAGGAGACAAAGCGGATGGTAAAGACATTGCTCCGCTTCACCCCGCCGAGCGGCGGGCAAACTCGCTACAATGCCTTTGGTGACTCGCTGCCAAGCGAGGCGGGAGAATCCGTCAGTGCGAGAGAACAAGGCCGCAGGGCCGTCGCCAGCGACCTGCGGAACATCTTTGAGTTCGCCGACGACACCTATGCAGACTTTGTTGACTCTCTCGACAAGACGCCGGGGCCTGAAGTGTCCGTGACTTACTTGAGCCGTTCCAAGGTGAAGAAAATCGTGGACTGGAAACACGTCGGCCGCACGCTGGATGAAGTGCGCGCATTTCACCTTCGCAAACGTAGCAAGGTCACTGGCCGCACCCCGCGCACGAAGGCGCGCGACGGAAGCAATATCGGCGTCTGGAAGGTGCAAGAGAAGATGGTTCTCCGAAAGAGCCTGTTCTCGGCATACCTCAAGGAAGTGCAAAGCCATGTCGGGAACATGAAAGCCGGTTGGACGGCGGCGGCGCGCACCGTAAGCCTCGCCGTGCCGCAGTGGATTTCGTCGAAGTTCAGCGGGAACGGCTACGGCCTTTCATCGTTGTCCGGATCGCGGCCGTCCATCACGATCAACAATTCCAGCACCGGCATTGCGCGTCAGGTTGACAACGTGGCCAAGTCCGCGTTGCGCGTGCGCGGCGAGGCCATCGCCAAGAACATCAAGCGAATGGTAAAGTATGGGCCGGGCAAGCAGGCGAACTACGGATACTGACAAAGGAACACCATGCCAGCCGCTAACTACTACGAGCTTCTCCAGTTCGAGGATTCCATTGAATCCGCCGTCGTCTCCGTCCTGAACGCGAACGGATTGACCGCCGTTCGCCAGCGCGGGAACACCAGCCTTGCGACACCGCGTGTGGAAGTGCGGATGATTACCGGCGCGGCGGAAGAGCACTACGGTTACGACGCGGCCGGGGAACCATTCGTCAACTTTTGGCACGCCACAATCCAGCTTGCCATCGTCACCAACCGGAGCCGCAATGACGCGAGCCACACGACCTACCGGGGCAAGTGCAGATGGCTAATGCAACGGCTCGCCCTGTTCAACACCGACGTGCTACTCCCATATCACACCATAGAACGGATTCTTGAATCGGGCACGTCGCCGGAAATCCAGCCCGACGAAAACCATGACGCCAGCGTGGTAAGTTTCGCCGTGGATTTCTGCATTAGGAATGACGCTTATCCTACTCCGTAGAATAAGGCTCGCTGATTAGCTCGCCAACCGTGGAGAAGCCGAGGTTGCGGGCTTCACGCTTCAAAGCCGCGCGGACGGCCGGAGTTGTCCGCACCTGCCACGGGACTTTGCCCGTGCGTTTTCGGCCGGAACCGGCGCGGCGTCCGCCGCTATTCGGCCGCGCCCCGCCACGACTTGATTTTGAGAAGAGAGCTTGAGCGTCCTGCTTCATAAAGTGACCCCGGCCGTCGCACCATCAATCCCTCGCCGCCGAGCCGCTGAACCGCTGCCAGCCGTTCGCGGAGCCACGGCATACCGTGGCATACCGTCCACTGGACGGCGCAGGCACATGGTGCGGATGATAGCGCAGCACGCCCGGAGAGGATTCTACACTCCCAGTCACCGCCGACAAGCGGCGCGTCGAACACGACGAACTCGCAGGCCGCGCTGAACCGCCCGTGCTGAACCGCCTGCCGCGCGGCCTCGAACTCTCCTCGCCCAGCCCATATCTCCCCATCTAACACCATCGCCGGAAGCCCGCGCGTGAACCATTCTGGCGCGTCAATCGCGCGGCCGGTGCGCGTGATTAACCGTGTGCCAGTCCATACCGCGCGGCACCCGTCCAGCTTCTCCGTAACAGTCCAGCCGATCACGTCGAAACCGGGCCAGTCACGGCCGTGCATCAAGTCTTTTGCGGCGAACGCATTCACGCGAACAGATTGCCCGCTTTGCTGAAAAACGCAAGCCCTTTTCAGCACGCGGCAAAACGCTGATACACGCGCTGGCATAGGTAAGCCGGAGCGTGTTGCCCGGTGGAAACCAACCAACTAACATGGCAGCAATTTACAACGACGGCAGCGCGGCTTATGGCTCGCGCGTGCTTACCTTCTCAACTTCCGGCGCGATGGTTGCCGAGTCGGTTTCCGTTGAGCGGCCTACGAAGATCATCGCGGTTGAAAACGAAATCGGCGAGCCGAGCAAGCAAGTCGTCATCGCCGACTTCGTAACCGCGACGGCCACGGTTCAGATCGCGTCCGCCGTCCCCCCCGCGCTGGGCGAGACGTTCACCACCACGGTCAGCACGGCCATCGGCGCGGAGACGTTCATCGTCACCAACGTCTCGCAGCCCGAGGAGCAGGCCGGCCTGAAGAAATGCACGATTCAGGCGCGCAAGAAGATCAACTAGGCCGCGCGCCTACCCCGGCATGAGCGACGCCTTCATTGCCGGACTGCCGCCCGAGGCGAACGCGGAAATAGCTGCGGCAGTCCGGCGCGAAACCGAAACGCGCGAGGCCGCGTTCATCCGCGCGCCGTTGCTCATCTGCGGCATCCCGGTCAACCAACTGACCGGCGAGCATCTTGTCATTCTCGAAGCCATCCGTTCCCCGTTTGTCATCGGCGGGCACGCGGACGCGGCGGACGTGGCCTTGTTTCTGTGGATTCTCTCGCCCGATTTCCAACCGCGTGAATGCCGCACCAAACGGTCATTCATCAAGGGTTGCCGCCGCGTGAACTACCTGAACGCCGTGTCCGAAATCAGATCAATGGTGGACGATGCGTTTCAAGACTCACCGTGCGGCGGCGGCGTGTCCGGCCCGTCCTTCACAAGCTGGCTGGCGTCCATCGTGGACATTCTCGCCAGCCAATACGGCTGGGACGAAGACACCATCCTACGGATGCCGCTCGCGCGCGTGTTCCAATACCTGCGTTGCATCAAGCAGCGGAATGACCCTGACGCCATACTGTTCAACCAACGCAGCGACGCGGCCAAGCACGCGGCCTTGCTGAAGCTCCGTCAAAACTGACATGAACGGAGACGTTACCCTTAGAATGGCGTTGGATAAATCGGCCGTGGAAGCCGGGTTGATGAGCCTGCGCCAGTCCATGAACTCCTTTGCTCAGGAGAAGTTCGACGCGCTGAAAGGCGCGCTGGGCTTCGGCGCAATCGCGGCCGGTATCACCGACACAATCCGGCAGATGCGCCAGTTGAAACGCGACGCCGAGGACTTGGGCGTTGACACCTCGTTTCTTCAAACCTTTCAGCATCTCACGGAGAAGTTTGGGGGCAGCGCGGAGGACGCGGGCGCATCGCTGCTAAAGCTCAACGTGCTCATTGGCGAGGCCCGCAGCGGCAGTGCGGCGGCGGCGCAGAAGTTCGCCGCGCTTGGCATCTCATTGGTTGACGCCTCCGGCAATTACAAGACGGCGCAAGCCCTGTTCAACGAGATAGCCGACGCCTACCGGCGCACGGGCGACAGCGCGGACAAGGCGGCGATTGCGATGGATTTTTTCGGCCGCAAAGGCGCGGCGATTAACAACGTGCTTGCGGAAGGTTCCGAATCTCTGCGCCGGATTCAGGCGGACTATGAGAAGCTGGGGCTGGTGGTTACGGCCGCGAACGTGACGGCCATTTCCGAATTGCAGCAGGGCTTCGGACTCATCGCCGGTTTCCTGCGTAACACGCTCGGCTTCGTTGTGCGCTATTACGGCGCAATCTTCGGCGCTATGGCCGGGGCAATGGTGGCGTTCAAACAGGCGGCACAGGACATTGCTTCCGGCCGTGGCGTGGATTGGGGCAAGACATGGGAAACCATCGTCGCCGGTGCTACGGCCGGCGAGAATCGGTTCACCGCCGCCGTTGGGGAGACAGGCCAGCAAGCACAGATGACTGCGGACCAGTTGAAACGCGCGGCTGATGAACGGAAGAAGCTGAACGAGGAGCTTGACCGCGCGCTGAAGGAGAACATTTCCGACGAGGAAAAGCTGGCGGACTTGTATGCCAAGCAGGAGCAGCTTCAGCTAGACATGGTGAATCACCAGATGGACGAGGCCGACGTTCTCCGAAAGCAGATCGATCTTCAAAAGAACAAGAACGCCGTGGCCGATTTGGAAGTGAAGATATCCGCCCGACGCGCTAACGAAAACGAGCGCGAACAGCAGGCCGTCAACCGGCTATTGGACGCGCGAATGACCTTGCAGCGGCGGCAACAGGACTTGAAGGAGGCTAAAGAGGAAAGGAGCCTGCTGACACTCGAGCAGTTGACCGCGCTGGATTCTCGCCGGTTCACAGGAGCTTATAGGGCCGCCATTGAAAAGGGATACGAGGTGAACCGACTTATCAAAGAGGGGAAGGCGTTCGCGGGATTTGATATTGAGCGCAGCAAGCGAGCGTTCAATCGTGCCGATGAAATCCGAAGCGGAATCAAGTTTTTGCAAATGTCCGAACGCTACCCATTCCGCAACATGGAACAGGGCATTGCCGAGGCCGCTTCCGGCGTAAAGGAGATTCAAGATACGCTGGTGCAACAGGGCGTGATTGTCATCCCAAAGAACGCCCCATGAGCATCATTTACGCAGACGGTGATTTAACGGTCGCGACGCCAACGGGCAAGAAGCGCATTACCTACCCGTTTCCAGACGATCCTACCTCGCTTTATTACGAGCAGGATTTCATGCAGTTGTTCGATAATTACGACACGCTTGCGCTTGATACGCCCGAGTTTATCGCGTTTGGCAGCATCAACGCGGCCGTGTATCTCACTGGTGAATCACCATTGCAGGACATGGGCGGCGGCGTGGCGAAATGGACGCGCACCTATTCAGTCATCCCAAACTCGCGTCAGGAATACAGCAACCTTTCTTGGACCCGACCGGGGTTGAGCGAGGGCAACCTTTACCCGTTCGTGAACATCATCAGCGCGTCAAACTCCGGCGCGACAACGGCCATCACCACGGACGCGGCGCACGGAATGTCGCCCGGTGATTATTGCCTCATCATCTACACCGTCACGCTCTCAAATGGAACACAGATCACTCGGCAGGTAGGCCGTTCCGCAATCAGCGCGGCGGGTTCATCTCTCACGGTGTCAATCATCCTAGACCAGTCCACGCCATATTACCTGACCGTCCGGCGCGTTGACCAGTCACGCGACGCACGGAGCATCACCGTCCCTTGTGTCATCCAGTATGACTACGCGCTTCCCGGAGTGACGGCGCAGGTTAGCGCGCCGTCTGACTTCTCCATCTTCTACCCGCCGATGGTGCTTGATTCTGGCGGCAAGGAAACGGAGACATACGCGCCGGACTCCTCGCCCACTCGCGCGGACTATCTCGCGCAGGTGGCGGCCGGAACGCTCATCGTGGCGGAACCGTCCGTTGTCCGGCCGTGGCGCGGGAACATCCTTGAACGTGCGACGAAATACGTGAAGGCCACATGATCGCGCCAGCCCCCATCCCAAGCCAGATTCCGCGCCTGAAAGCGGGGCAGGCCGACACGCTGCTTTCGGCGTCGCGCGGGAACCAGCTCATTGACACGCTGAACGCGCTGGCGGCGATGGAAGGGCGTGGTGGCATCCGTGTTGTCAAGTCGGCGGGGAAGTTTGTCATCACGACGAGTCAGGAGGCCTTCTTGGAAGACCCGTTCATCGGCACCATCACAAGGCAGATAAGCGGTGCGATTGTGCAGGAGGGGCCGGACGCAATTAGGATTGAAGACGCGGAAGGAATACAACACGTAGTCGCCAAGCCTTTCATTTTACAGCAGTTCAGACAAGGAGCGTTTGCGGGGACAGTGTATCATCTTGAAGAGAATCAAATCCCCACTAATTACAACGATGACAGCGTCTATCTTTACACTGAACCAATAACAGGAACAAGCGAATACAGGAGAACTGTAATACTTGAGGGGACTCAATATGACTCAATAGCTCCACACGAGCTTGTTGAAGTAATCGAGCCACGTTATACACCGTGCGACCCAATGACCCTTGTTCCTGTTACGCCCATGAGTCAGATGATTGTTGCAGTCAGGGTTAAGGATGTTCTGCGAGTAGATTCAACAACTCTCGCGTATGATCCAGCCGCGCCATTTGTTCAATTCATCGACATGAACATTGATGCGCGCAGATGGGTTAAACGTCGTGAGGCAACTTATGACGAGGCGGTTGTGCCCGGGATTGACGACCCAGCTTTCCTCTTCGTGAGGTAACTTTATGCCCTACAATCTCATTTTCAACGCCGCCGCGACCGACCCAAAGAGCGCGCTTTGCAAAAGCGTCACCAACCTGACGCCCACCAGCCCCCCCGCATGGGTGGCCGGTGAATCGCGCGCCCTGCAAATCTACATCGCCGACGGCGCGGGCGACTTTGACCCCATCTCCGGCGATGCAACGGCCGACGTGCGACTCGGGCTTGGACTGCTCGGCGCGACCCCCAGCGGCGGAACGTTCACGATGGACAGTGATGGTGATGTTACCTCCGCGCTGGCCTATAACATCTCGGCAGGCGCGTTGCAGACCGCACTCAACGCGCTTGGCAACGTGACGACCGAGGGCGGGCTTGTGGTGTCCGGCACGTTCCCTAACTTCGCTCTCGATTGGAACACTGTAGGAGCAAAGGAACTCATCGTCGGCGACGGCTCCCTGCTGTCACCCGACAGCGAGGCGAGCGTTGTCCGCGTCCGCACGGGCGATGGTTCAACCAAAGAACGGCAGATGCTCATGCTCCGCCGCCAGCCCGTCGCGCTGCAAACCTCGTTCAGCACCATCACGGACGGCTGGGCCGCGAGCTTCAACCTGAACACGCGCGGCGTGGTTGATTTGGTGGGCACGTCCGCCGCAGTAACGGATGCCTACCTTGAACTCCGCGTGACGGACGCTGACGGCAACGTGCGCGTGTATGGGCAGGTGGGGAACATCATCCGAAACAACGTCATTGACCCGCTCTCGCTGGTCCCGGTTCCGCTCCCCGACTATCTGACTGCCTCCGCAACTCGGGCACAGTTCGTTCAGAATCGCTCTAGCATCACCGGGCTTGTCGGCGGGACGGCTTACGACCTTGACGGCATTCTGACTGCGAACGCCGCGCAAGCGGCCGGAACTCTGGTTGCACTCGTGCTTGACGACACATTGAGCATCTACCAGTTGCAAGCCGGTGGGCAGGCAACCAGTTCGCCGGATGTGATTCGCCCCGCTGATTTCAACGCGACGACAAACGCGCAAGTGTGGGTTCTCATTTCGAGCGGCAGCGGTGGCGGTGGAGGTGGCGAGTTGCGTTTCTGGGAAGAGTCAACCGACGTTATAGGCTCGACGCAAGCGAGCGTCTGGACGCCTAACGCGGAAGGCATTGACCCCGTTCCCGACCCGGCCATGCCGGACGTGAACACGACCGATGTCGTCGAGTTTGGAACTTACCCGGCCGGGACTTACCGAGTCACCTATTCGGCCGGGGCGATGCGCTACGGGCCGGGGCTGACACAGTGGAAGCTGAACGCTTCCGTGAGTTACGGCTTCCGCGTTGTCCACTCGGGCGGAACAGAGATAGAAGGGCCGGGAAACAGCTACACCGGATACAACACCATTGCCGAGGTAGAGGCCGCGAACGCCGGTGCGTATGTCGAGTTCACGCACACGGGCGGAACCATCGGCGTGCGGCTTGAGGATACGCCGATTGATGACAACACTCCCGGCACACCGTCACCTACGTTCCTGCTGACCGGAGCCAACGTGGACTTGCACGCCGTTTTGCAGCCGATTGGTGACGGAAGCGTGATTCTGTGCGATGCGACTTCCGCCCCGCCGACGCCGACTGCCGATTCGCAAATGGTCCAGCGTTTCTCTGGCGGCTACCTGTTCAACGGCGGCAACGCTACGTTTGAGGGCACGGCCGCTGGTGATGACCCGGTTGACGCGCAGGACTTCGTAACGAAGGCATACGGCGACGCTAACTATTCTGGAGGCGGCGCATTCACGCCGGATGAAATCGGGGGCGACGGCATCGTGGACGGCGCACTCTCAACCAGCTTTTATCGCACGCTGACGGACACCACGGATTTCTCGTTCGTGAACTTCGATGACGGCGCTAGTTTCCAGATCGAGGTGACGCAACCCTCGCCAGCCGAAACCATCACTTGGCCCGCCGAAGTCGCGTGGGTTGACGACACGGCCGAGCCGACGGTTGACGCGGGCAAGACGATCATCTTCTCGTTTTGGAAACGCGGCTCCACCTACCACGGCACGGCCGCGCTGGGAATCTCCGACGAATCCGCAGTTGTCCCGACGCAGCTAGTGTCGGCTGGTGAGCAGATTGCCGCCCGCGACCTTGTTTTTCAGGACGCCACGGACGAGCAGGGCGGCGGGATTGACAAGTGGTGGAAGGTGGACACGGACACCAGCCCGCCGCGCATCGGGGCGAGGATTGGGATGGCGGTGACGGCGGATGATGGCACTGGCAGCGGCGGCTCATGGACTGCGAGGGAATCTCAGCGTGATTGGTGTGGTGTTGCCTGTTCGTATGACGGGACATTCATTTTAGCATCCGATAAATCACCGGGCTATCTCTATACGTCAGATGATTCAGGGGTGACGTGGACTCAACGGGCTGATAGCCGGGCATGGCGAGGCGTAGCGGCTTCTTCCGATGGCTCCAAGCTGGTTGCGGTTGTCGGTAGCGGTTACATCTACACTTCGGATGATTCAGGGGTGACGTGGACTCAACGGGCTGATAGCCGCGTGTGGAGGGCGGTTTGTTCTTCAGCCGATGGTGTAAAACTGGCGGCAACCGTCAGCAGCGGTTACATCTACACTTCCGCCGATTCAGGAGTGACATGGACTCAACGGGCAACATCTGAAAATTGGACAAGTATAGCATCTTCATCCGATGGCTCCAAGCTGGTTGCGTGCATCAATGGCGGTTACATCTACACTTCGGATGATTCAGGAGTGACTTGGACTCAACGCGATTCATCAATCTCCGCTTGGAGTGCGGCATCATCATCTGATGGGACAAGGCTTGCCGTTGGAGGCTCAAGTGGAGTCCGTATCTCTAGTGATTCAGGAGTGACTTGGGAATTGCTTGGCCAGTCATTCGGAGGGGGTGTTTTTGCGCTGGCATCTAGCGGTTCAGGTGCGGTTTTATTGGCAGGTGTTCAAGGTGGCAAATTGTGGATTTCTAACAACTACGGTGTTTCATGGGTTGAATATGAGTCAAATCGTTATTGGAATGGCGCGGCAGCATCTGAAAACGGTGCGAAACTTGTTGCTGTTGCCATCAATTCGGGTTCTGGCGACCAATACATTTACACGTTTGAAAATATCTACACACCCGGCACATTCACTTGCCGACTTGAACCCGGCTCCGTCTCCGGCTTCTCCGGCCTGACTCCCGGCGCGGCGCAATACGCATCGGCCACGGCGGGCGCGTTGACCGAGACTGTTCCAACTGGATTGCGACGACTGGTTGGCCACGCCATTGACGCCACCACGCTCTACTTCGAGCCGCGCCTGACGGACGCTCCGCAGAACGCCACGCCGTCCGCCGCGAAGTTCCTCGACGAGACGGGCCAGTTCAGCGTGCCTGCCGGGACCGCACCCGAGATTCGCGCTGGCCGCGTGACCGTCGGCGTGCTGGACACGTCCTTCGTCGTCACGTTCTCAACGCCGATGGCAGATGCGGACTATGCAATCTCGCTTCTCGGGAGCGGAATCAGCGTGGCCTTTACGATCTCCGACCAGACGGACGAGGGATTCACCGTCGGTTTCACGGCTGGCATCTCCGGCACGGTCAACTGGATTGCGGTCCACGACAACTAACCATGCCGAAGTTATTGGGATTCTTTACGGGGCGAGGGATGGTTAGGGCGCAGATAGTAAAAGCGCGATACTATAGAATCCGGTGCATTTATGCTGGCGGTGACGCTCCCGGTGATGAGGGGGTTTCCATTTCCGAATGGGCTTTTAACTCGTTGGAATATGGACAGACATCTCTTGTTGGAAAGAGTGTCACCAATCATGGAGACGCATTTAATCCGTCTTATCCGTTGTCAAACTTGACCGATGGAACCATTGAGCAGAGCAACGGTTCAAATATCGCTATGGTGGCTGGTGCTAGTGCTGTCTTTGATGTCAGCGTGGACTTCGGAGAGACAATCGCCGTCAATCAAGTTCTGATAGCTCCGCAGTTTGGTAATTATCACCGGCCACGAAATCTGACTTGCTATCGGTCTGCGGATGGCGCTACATGGGTTACAATACTGGATTTAACAACCATCGTTCAGGATGAATGGATTGAAGGAGAGTTCAGGGCATTTGCACTAACGCAATGATGGGGGACAACTATGGAACTGCGAGAGCTTGAAGAAGTGCCAACCTTTCAACCCAGAGTCAACACGGCAGGCCTCACGCCGGAACAAAAGTTCATGGTGGAGCAGAGCGACGTGCAAACACAGATGATTCAGTGGATGGCGAACACGGTTCTAATCGCCCACAACTTGAGCGTGCAGAATGAACGTCGTTTGTCCGCGCTCTCCCGTGAGAGATGGATGGTGATTGGTGGCGGCACGGTGATCTTGCTCCTGTTCCGCTTCTTCTGGAAGTAGCCAATGAGTGCGACACTTCAAGACTACTGCGACCGGCTACGCGCCGAGAACGAGGAGCTTTCCCGACCGTCTCGCATCCTGTTTGTTGAGGATGACCCTGTTACTCGCGCCCTGTTCGCTGAACCGGTTGGTCATTTCAACTGCCGCGTGGATTACGCCGCGAACGGCATTGACGGTGAAATCATGGCGTGCCGTAACGGATATGACCTTGTGTTCCTTGACTTGAACCTTCCCGGCAAGTCCGGTGAGGATGTCTTCGCCGCCATTCATTCGCACCATGTCGGCTCGCTTCCGGTCGTGATCTTCACGGGGACATTCAACGATGATGCCGCAGAGCGGCTTGACCGAATCGGATTCTGTGTTCATATCCGCAAGCCGATCAACTTCAACCGGCAGTTCATGGAGTCCATGCTCCGCACCTTCCGCATTCACGAGCGATGAATCGAGATAGACTTACACCAGACCAACTGGCATTCATTATCTATGCCGCTATTCCGCCGCTTGTCATTCTAGCCGCATGGCTCGCGGCCTATCTGAATCAATGATCCCAACACGCTGCCCGCATTGCGGTCGTGAAATACTCGCGCAGGCTATGCTTGGTGAGCATGGAGTTTCAACGCGAGTCGCGTTGACGTTGCACAAGCCTTCGACTTCAAAGCCGTTCAACGAGCGGCTGCGCGCATGGTGGAGAGGTTTTTTTGTGTTCGGCCTGCTGGTTCTTTTGTCTGGCTGCGCGGGAGGCGCGGCTAGCAACCGCAGCGCGTGGCAGCCGTGGACGTGGTTTCGCGCAGACGCGGTGAAGGCGGCGGACAAGACGCGCGAGAAGCAGGACGACAACGCGGCGAGGCAGGCAACCAACAGCTCGGCCATCGTGCGAGGCGCGAGCGGCTACGTGTGGGCCACGGGTGAGGCGCTGAAGGCAGCGACGAATGCAGAGCCAGCCGTGCGCGTGGCCGGTGACATGAACTCCCGCGCCGCGGTGCTCCTGCCCGCGCCCGAGGTTGCCGACGTGACGCGGATGCGCGAGATAGTCAATGGCCTACTCTCCACCAACGCGCAGTCGGTGGCCCACGCGCAGAGCCTGCTGTCCGCGAAAGACGCGGAGCTGGCGCGGGCGCAATTGATCGCCGAGCAGTTGAAGGGTGACAACGACCGGCTCCGCGCAGCGGCAACGCGCGACATGGCAGACCTCGCGGCGCGGTTCCAAGGTGAGCAGGCGACGGCGGACAAGTGGCGGGCGCACCAAGCAAAGACGTGGCTCGGCCGCATCCTCGACGTGCTGGGTCCGGCTGGCCTTGTCGCGCTCGCCGTCGCGTGTCCCGCCGCCGTTCCCATCGCTGGTCGTGCCTTCGGCTGGTTCTCGCGCGTCATGCCGAGCACGTCGCTTGTGACCGGCGTTGTGGACGCGAAAGGTTTCGGGAACGTGGTGGCTGGCGTGGAGAAGGTTCGTGCCACGCTGCGCAGCGACCCGTCCCTAGCGGCCGTCGCAGAGAGAGCCGACGACCTGCTACGCATTGAACGCGCACCGGATGATGACAAGCTCATCCGCGCGGCGCGGCGGAGAGTGGCGGCGCGGGTAGTGAGATAACACGCGGAACAAGCAAGGGGAGCAAGGGATGAAAGTCACACTGTCAATCATGGTCGTCGCCGAAGGTCAACGTGCTGGCATTTCGGCGAGAGTCGTGGAAGTGCCGGACGGATTGTTGCCCGCGCGAATCGCAGAGGAGCTTATGATGCTCGCGGAAATGTGCGTCACGAGTCACACTCCCGAGCCGCATCGGGCGGACTAGGCGTTCTTCCCAGCCTTGTAAAGCCCAGTGGACTCGTCGTAAGAGAGCTTGCCGTTGCCGACAAGCAAGTCCAACAAGTCGGTGCGGCACTTGGTCACGCCGACGGTCTTGCCTATCTTCCGCGAGAACGCTTCCAGCTTGCGCCCAAGCGCGCTCGCCGTTTCACCGTCGCCGAGGGTCGAGAGGATTTCATGCAGATTGCTCGCCGCGAGCTTTTGAACCTTGCTCTGTTTAGGTGCGTGCTCGCCCGGTTCAGGTTCAGGTGGCGCGGTCACTTGCTGCCAGAGAATCCCCTTCTCCGCGTGCTTGAGGAAAAGCCGCGTTGTCGGCGTTCCGTCCGGCTCGCACGCGCCCGCACGCCCGCCGCGCTTCGCCAGCTTCAATTCAAACTCGCCGTCGTCGAGCATCCCCAGCGTCAGCACCGCCCGCGCCCAGTTGGTCAACTCACTGCTGCCGCTGCCCATGTAGGCATAGTCCGCAGACTTCCACCACGCCCGCGCTTTCGCATCGGCGGGCGGCTTGTTGGTGTGATGCACCATGACCCATATGCAACCGCTCGCGTCGGAAATCGGGTTCAGCCAGTTGCGGAGGAACTGGCCGCACACGGACTGCTTTCCGATGTCGTCCCCGATGAACGAAAGGAGCGGGTCAATGAAAACAAGGTCGGGCCGGTGTTTGTCAATGAGCCGCCGCGCGGCTTGCGTGAACTCAAAGCCCGTGTGCGTGGTGTCGCGCACGAAAACAAGGTTGCGTTTCAATGTCTCGAAGTCATCGGAGAACGCAGACAATCCCATTCCTGCCAACACGCCTTGCATCATTTCGGCCAAGTCGCCTTTGTCATTCTCGGCCTGAATGAACAGCGATTTCAATGGGCGCACCGGCGCGATGCCAAACAGGTTGCGGCCGAGTGCCCAGGTTGCGGCCATCTGAACCGCCAGCGATGATTTGCCCGTCCCCGACTGGCCTACCAGCAGCAGCGATCCGCCCCGGCAGAGCCAGCGTTTGCCGAGGATACAATTTGTATCCGCGCCCGCGTCGAACTCCGCCAGCGCGTCCACCGTGAGCGTGTCTCCCGCACCGTCCGCTTGAATCTCTGCGAGCCATTCGGTGAACGACTCGCACCCGGTGTTTAGCGCGAGCAACTCTTGGCGTGCTTTGAATCGTCGGCAGTTTGGCAGGCGCGACAGGCGCGATGGGTTCTTGTTCTTGGCGTCGAGGCCGTAGGCGGCGAAATGGGCGTAGATGATGGCCACGCGCTCATCGTATTCGCTCCGATCCTTCGCGCCCACCTTGACCCATGCGTGGACTGACTTCCCGCCGCTGCTGATAATCGCCGTGCATGGTAGTCGGCTCGCTTGGTAGAGCGTCCATTGCTCAACTGTCGAGATTGAATCAAACTCAACGAGCGCGTGACGGTAGGAGGTCACGTCCGCGTCTTTTGAGCCGCCGAGCTTGAGCGGGTTGACCGTGATGTAGATGCCGCCGCCGTCCGCGTTCTTCCACAAGCGATTCGGGTCGCCGGCCTTGTCGTCCAGCTTCCGCAACCATTCCTCGCGCGAGAGGCACGGGCCGTCACCGTCGGGCACCTCGCGCCCGTCCTCGCCGATTCGCGCGGGAACGATGCGGACGCCGTCGCCCGGCTCGAATGCCGCGCGGAGCAACGCCCGCGTGCCATCCGGCAGCGGCGGCGGCAGTTCCGCCGCGTCGTGCGCGTCAAGGTCATACTTCTTTGCCGCCTGTGTTGCCGATGGCGGGGCTTTAATGGCGCGGCCGGATGTTGAACGCCCCCGCGTCTCCCCGTTGCGTGACTGGCCTCCTAGCAGGTGCCCGCGCGGTTTGTCGTGGCTGGCGTTCATCGCGTCCCGCACTTTATGGGCTAGCTCGCGGTCACTCCACGGCGGCTGACACGTCGCGTTCCAGTCCGTCAGAGCGATCATCGCGTCGGCTTCGCCGAGTTCAAATCCATGAACCACAGATGCGACGACGGCGAACGCCGTATTGTGCCCCGCCTGTCCCGTGACGGCCGGTGGGCACTTGGCGAGGTAGGCTCGGGCGCGCTCTAGGGAGGTCACACAGGGCGGGAGATGGCTTTGATTTGAGACCATTCAAAGCGGAACAGATGTTTCGCGGCAAAATCAAAAGCGGAAGGCGGCGTTTTCAAGTTGCAGAAATGGCGGCCATCAATTTCGACTTTAGGACAAAGAAGCAAGGCGACGTGAAAAAGCCAACCTCCAGCGTGCCAGACTGTAATTGGTAGGCCGTCTTTGCTATTGATTCCAACAGCTCCTTTAAGTAACCCTCCGACGCTTTTAGGATAGCCGCACTCCCGCAACTCTTTGAGTGTGAGGAAAGGAAGCAATTCGCCCGCGAGCGATGCCTCAGAAACATGGTGTTTAACGGCTTCGGGTCCGATTGGGACGCGCATTTTCAGCGCGAAGAAAACGCGCCTAACGTCAAACATGAATCTTCCGTCCGCGTGCGCGAAATAAAATCCGTTTGTTGAATCCTCGAATCGAAAAACTTCTCCGACGGTTCCGCATTTCAGTTTCGTTTTCATTATTGTTTGCAATTCAAACGCATTGATGGCCGGTCTAGCGAGGTCATGCGGCCACCCCCTCCTCCAGCGGACTCTGCACGCTCATGGCCTCCGCGTGCAAATAGCCCATCGTGGTTTCAAGGCTCTGGTGCCCATCGCCTGCTGGATCGCGCGCGGATTCTGGCCGGCGTTCAGGCAGTGTGTCGCGTAGGCGTGCCGCAGATGATGCGGCGTTATGTCCAGCCCCAGCGGACGCGCGGCCTTGCGCACGGCGCGCTGGACGTTCGCCTCATGCACGCGCCAGCGGCAGAACAGCCCGCGAAACTCGCAGGGCCGGTGCGCCGGGAACAGGAACGCCCACTTCGGCGAGAACTGCCACTGGGGATACTTCTGCGCCAGCAATCCCGGCAGCTTCACCGGCAAGCCGGCGAGCCGGTCGCGTTCTGCCACGCTGCGCGCGTAGTCCAGTTGCGCCCTGAGTTCATTGACGAGCGAACACGGGATGGCAACGAAGCGGTCCTTGCCGCCCTTGGCCCCGCAGATGACCAGCTTGGAGTCAGTCAGCAGCACATCCTTCACCCGCAGGTTCAGCGGCTCCGTCACGCGCAGCCCGCACCCGTAGATGAGCCGCACGATGAGCGTGGTGGGATAATCCGCCTCGTCCTTGAGATTGCCCAACATCGCCAGCACCTCGTCCCGCTCCGGGGCGTAGCGCAGATGCAACGGTTTCTTGGCCCGCAGAGAATTGACCTTGCCAAGCTCCACCTTGAGCACCTCCCGGTAGAAGAACAGCAGCGCGCAGAACGCTTGGTTCTGAGTCGAGGCGGCCACGTCCTGCTGCGCAAGCTGCGTAAGAAAAGCCTCCATCTTCTGCTCCGGCTTCAAGGCCGGGTCGCACCGTTCCACTACAAACCGCCCGTAACGCCGCAGCCATTGCAGGTAATTCTCCTCCGTCGCGTGTGACAAGTGCTTCAACCGGAGCACCTTGCGCGTGCGCTCAATGGCAGATTCAAGGTTCATGTTAAGGCAACGGTTAAGTTTTTGGAGTTGCAGAATCCTTGTTATGGCCTACACGCCGCACATTCCGGCGCACTCGTTTTGCATCGTGTTCCATAGTTGTCCTTGGTTTTCGTCGTAGTCGGTCAGGTTCACTTGTTCGAGCGGCACGCGCTGCGGGTGCAGATACGGCACGCCAGACAGACGCGGCACTTGTTTTGCGGCCTCTTGTAGTCGCTTCTCGTAGCTGATTGCATCACGCCACGATTCGGCGTCGGTGTCCCGCAGTCGTCTCCATTCGCGGTCACTGTGGTATGGGCAGTAGGTGCAGGCCGAGCGCGGCGGGGTCGGGTAGCCGTTCGCCGTCATCCATTCCACACACTTTGACCGGGTGATTTTGCGCTCGATGAGCGGCCATCTGTGCTGCACGCCCTTTCGCACGCTTTCCTTCATGCGCTGGATTTCGTCCCAGCTTATCCCTATCCACACGGTTGCGGCCTCTCCGTTTCGGAGTTTGTCCACTTCGCGTTTTTGTGGCGTCAGCTTGTGCTTGTCCGTGCATTGCCGGAAGTATGTTCCCTTGCTGCCGTCAGCGTTGAGGATGTATGCCGGGACTGCGTGCCCGATGTATTTCTCACCAGACTTTCCGCTTACTCGCACGCGCAGGCTTTCTTCGGTCAGGCTTCCACACGTCACGCGCAAGACTGGATACGGCAGTTGCTTTTCCAGCCAGTCCAGCCAGTCATACACGCCCTTTGGTTCGGCTTGTGTGTCGGCGAAGATTGCAGCATCCGGCATCGGCGCTATTTCACCACGAGCGGCCATGAGCGCGAGGGTGGACGATTGCACCCCAGCACCAAGAGACAGGATGTTGATGCGAGTCGGCGGCGGTGGGTCGAATAGGCCATAACCAGTCGCTGCACCGAACGGCGGGATCGTGTCTTGCGTGTTATTCATGCGTCTTTTGCCCGCCGTCGGTGAGCTTTTCGTTGGCCAACTCGATTAACACGTCCGCATGACAGGGCACTCGATTTCCATGCTCGTCAAAAACAGGACACCAGCAGGCGAGATTCTTGCCGCGCAGCTCGCGCCGGGCCATCGCCTTGCGATCTGCACTCCACAGATCTACTTGATCGCGATACAACTCGACCGCATTGCGCCGGGTTCCGTTGATGACGGTGGTCGGGTTTCCCCATTTCGACGGGCGCGCGACCACCACCGTGTTTGCCGGCAGCCGCCAGCCTTTCTTCCGCCGCAGTTGGATTCGCTCGGGTTTCATTATGTTTTAAGCTACTCTGTCCGACTCAATCTCAACCTCCCTGCATTCCCAGACCTTGCGCTTCCCGCGCGGTCCTACCTTGCGCCAGCCGTGGACGACGATGCGCCCGCCGCTCGCAAGCCAGATGCCCGCGCGCGGCTCGTTGCGAATCTTGGCGATGCGCGCGGCGACGTTGCCGCCGCTCGTGGTTTGCACGGCGAGGATGCCGCGCGTTGGTGACATGGCCAGCAAATCGGCGAATCCAAATAGGTCGGAGCGAACCCGGGCCCACGGGTTCCATTTCTCGACAACGGCCACCGTCCAGTTGTCGGCCTTCAGTTTGGCAAGGCTGCGTTGCGTTGGTGTCATGCCCTTTGTCTCCTTCCGATTCGTTCATCCAGTATCCTCCCCGCCACTTCCAACGTGAGCCGGGCCGCGTTTTTCACGCCGAGCCGGTTCAACAGCCGAGCCTGCTTCGGCGAGCATAGCCCGCGCGTCTGGCGCGTGTTTATCAGGTCAATCAGTTGCGAGGCGTGGCCGCGCCCGCGCACGCTGGCTTCATCAATGCCGTTCCGCCGCAGGATGTTCAACTGCCCTTCCGTCACCGGCGCGCATTCCCATTGCATCACCGGCTCATAGTCCATCAAAGCGGGTTGCGACATTAGCGCGCAAAAGCTCGCCGCGTCCACGAGCCGGAGTTTCTTCTTCGCGTTGTCTTCGAGCTTGCGACGCAGCGCGGCCTCGCGTTTTTCCTGCGCTTCCCAGTTCACCTCCTGCAAGTCGCGCTCCCCGCCGCCCGGTGCGGCTTCCGTCAATTCCGTCATTGCGTCGGCTTGCTCTTGCGTCTTGGCTATCAAGTGCGCGGGATGGCACACCATCTTTTTCTCGGCTTGGTAAAGGAAATCAAGAAGGAGGAGGTTGTCCTTGTCATCGGCGATGCGTGTCCCTCGGCCGATTGCTTGCTGATACAGGGTTTGTGATTTCGTTGGTCGCAACATCACTACGCACGAGATGCTTGGTATGTCCACGCCGCGCAGCAGCAACGCGGAGTTCACAAGCACGTCAAACTCCCATTCGGAAAAGCGTTTCAACTTCTCCGCCCGATCTTCGCTTGTCCCGTCAATATGCTCGGCTGAAATGCCTTCCTCGCGGCAGATTTCCACGAACCGTTTCGAGGTTGCAATGAGCGGCACGAATACCAGCGTGCGCCGGAAGCTCGCGTGCTCGCGGATGGCGCGGGCGACTTCGCGCAGGTGCGGCGTCACGGCCGCGTCAACCTGGTGCGGGTCATAGTCGCCGTCCTTTACCTTGACCGCGCTCAGGTCAATCTTGATGGGCAGCATCTTGACCGCGATGGGCGCTAGGTAGCCTTGGCGCACGAGGTCGAACAATCCAACCTCTGCCGCGATGCGCTGGTAGTATTCGCCGAGGTTGCGAAGGTCTGTGCGGTGCGGTGTAGCTGTGAATCCGCATACCTTGGCCGTGCCGTCGAAATGGTTCAGCACCCGTTGCCATGTTGCGGAAACGCTCTTATCCGCCTCATCCGCTATGACAAGCGTGAAGTGATTCGAGGGCCAGCGAGCGAGGCGGCGCGTCATGGTTTGAACCGTGGCGACGACCACGGGCGAGGGGAGGCTAGCATTGGCGGCGGCGCACTCGACCGCCGCCGCGATTCCCGTTGCCGCCCGTAGCTTGTCCACGGCCTGAATGACAAGCTCCCGCTGGTCAACGAGGACAAGCGCGCGGCCACCAGCCTTCACCGCGTCGGAGCAGAGGTGCGAGAACATGACCGTCTTGCCGCTCCCCGTTGGTGCCACCACAAGCTGCCGGTCATGCTCCGCCCAGCCCGCGCGCACGCTGGCGAGTATGTCGAGTTGGTAATTCCTCAGCTCAAACGCCATGTCGTTCCTTTCCGAATTAACCAAATGGTCCGTATCGAAACTCCAAACTGAGATGCTAAACGAGGAACCGATTCAACGGAGCACCGGATTGCTCTGACTTTTTCCCATGTCAACTTTGCTTGATGGTGCGATTCGCCAGCCAAGGTTCGCCCGTGCTTCTTTTTGTCGGCCTCGTTTTGCACCCAATCTCCCCAAGCCAAATTTTTCAAATTGCAGTTGAGAGGGTTCCCATCAAGGTGCCGGACCAGTCCGACGCCGTTGGGAATAAAGGCCCTTGCGACCTCGCGGTGGACACGAAGCGACTTTCTTTTAGGCCACGAACAGGCATTGAACGAAGGGTATCCCTTGATTTTGAACAAGCTGATTGGTTTCCCATTTCGCCGCACATTCCCACAGTTTGAAATCTCGTAATCCAGCCACTGCGATACTGGCTTCCATGTTTCGTTCTCTCGTGGTGTCATAGGTTAAAAGCCGCCGTCGTGTTTCATGCGCTCTGTTCGGCGTGTCGCGGGTTCTCCCCGCGCACCATGCGGTCGGCGGCAAAGGTTTTCAAAAAGGCACGTCCTCGTCGCTGATGCCGCCCGCGGCCGGCGCGGCCGGCGCGGGTGCGGCCACGCGCGCGGGCACCTTGGCCTTGTTCGTGTAGAACACCGCCACCTTGTTCCGCCGCTTCCCCGAGTTCAGCGGGTATTCCTCGACGATCAAACGGCACCATCCGCGCAGGCCAACAGGTTCAACGAAGCTCGCGCCGCTCGCGGCGGCATCGTCCGCGTTGAACTCAAAGCCCTGACCTTTGGAGAGAGTGACACCAGCAGACTTGAGGAATGTATCAATTTTCCAGTTGGTCGAAGCGTGGTCAATCAGGTTCTCGAAGCACTTCGGCCCGCGTTCGCCGGCCCGCGTTTCGATTTCCAGTGTGAGCGAGTATTTCGTCGCGCCAGCGGTCTTGCCGCCCGCGCTGATTTTCTGCTCGAAGCCGGTGACGGTATAGATGTAGTCGCCCTCGGGGACGTGCGTCGGGAGGTTGTCGGAGTCGTTAAATGTCGGCATGGGTTTCCTTTCTTCTGGTTCAGGGTGGCTTTCTTGGATTCGTGGCATTACGGCTGGACTGCCTTGATCTCGCGTGCAAGTGCGACGGACTGATTCAACAGGCCGAGGGCGTATTGTTCCGCGAACAATTCGGCCGCGTTCGGCTTGTCTTTGCAAAAGGACTTGTGAACCTCGCGCAATTCGGCAACGAGGAAATCAGCGAGGTGAGCGGACTGTATCAGATGATCGTCATTCATGGGTTGTCTCTCCTTTTTCTCCTTTGATTTCGGCGAGGTATTGTGTCGGCTTGCCCGCAGCCATCACGGGTTCAAGCCGCTTCATCAAGTCGCGCTTGGCCGCTGGCTTCTTCAGTCCTGCCGCGCGGGCGAACTCGTCAACGATGCCCACCTTGTCAGGATACGTGGGCGACGTGTTGAGGCGAACATCGCAGCATTTCAGGAACACGTCTTGAGGAAGGCCAGCGGCGGAGAACGCACCGGCCACGTCCGCTACATACTGACGAGGGGCGCGACTCTTGACCTCGTAACCGGGCAGCGCGAGTCCCTGTTTCGTCACAGCCTCAAGCGCGTGATGTTCAACCGATTCAATCCAGGGTTTCAAAACCGCACGGGCGATGAACAGCATCGTCGCCAGTTGCGCGGCGTCCGTCTGCTCGCTCGGGTGCCATTGCTCGACGCGGGCGAGCGCATCCGCGTCCGCATAGCGTGTGGCGACGTGTTTCGCCGGGCCGGTGAGCGCGGGGCAGGTGATCCGCCGCGCGCACCAGCCGCAATAATCGCAGGGCACCGGCCGGGGCGTGCCGTAGGTGGATTCAACGATGCGAAACACAAGCTCTGTCGCGCCTTCGTGCGTCAGCGTGAACCGCTCCGCCCGCCGCCGCTCGCCGTAAAGAACGTGGACATGGACTTCATGCCATCCGCTTTCTTCCATCAGCATAAGCGCGTAGGCAGCAAGCTGCGCGCTGTAATCGCGCTCTCTCCACTTGAGGTCAAACAGGTGCGGCCCGCAGGCAACATCCGGCGTGCCGCGCATGACTTCCTTGAAGTCATCGTCCAGCAACGTGAGCGTGCGCTCCGTGTGCAATGGGTAGTCCGCCAGCGGCGCGTGCGTGCGAATGTAATCAGCGGCCCACTGGACGCTTTCAAGGTCCGACTCGGCCATGTCGCGCGTGCTGATTTGGTATTGTTCCGGCGTGACGGTCAAATCCAAGGAGAGCGCGAGCGCAGCGTGCCGCGCGCTCCCCGCGCTGGTGTCGTCGTTGCCGCCGCTGCTCTGCCACGCCGGGCATTGCGCAAGCATGGGCAGCGATGAGGGTCGGATGGTTGCACTCATTTCGCACCTCCCGCACCGATGGCGCGCAACCACGAGGCCGACTGATTGATGATGCGCTTCGCGCGAGTCTCCGAAAGTCGCGTGATGCTCTCCCCCTCTTTGAGCCAGCCCTCTTTGACCATCCATTTCATCGCGCGGTCAAAGTTCGCATCGCCGATGATGGTTTCGATCTGCGCGAGTTGCGCGGCCGTCGCGTGCCCGCCCGGTGCGGCCGGTGGGGGGGGGACAGCCTTTGTCACCGGGGCCGGTTC